CCTTTTTCGTTTGGTTTATAACCAAGACCTTTAGCTTGTTGTTCTTCCCTTAGCCTAACCATGGGCTTTTCACCACCACCCTCGAAGGGGGTTTTAAATTTATAGTAGTCCAGCTTTTCTTTTTCTAGCTGTCCGTCTATTTTCTCTCGCCACCTATTCTTAAGCGACTGAGGCACAGCATCAGCGTCACTAGCCTTGGTATCTTTTTTTACCTCGGCAGTTAGCCACTCCAGAACGGCCTTAATTAGAGCCGTCAGCCAAGTCATTACTTGCCTTTGGCGATCCCTCTAGATACAGTATACCCAACTGCACTGAGTCCTGAAACTACAAGGCCAAAGACCTTATTAGCTGTTCCTAAGCCCTCGGGATCCAGCACCCCTGCTCCCCAGAGCAAAGATCCTAATGCCACCACCACCGTAATCCAGAATTCTGTAGTTTTCCAGCCCGGTTTTACTTCGTTATTTTTTACTGCCATAATATTATTTTTCCTTATCGTCTATTACTGACCTATACTAAGACCATGATTGTAATTCTCCAAGTTTTTCTTTGGGCAATCCTAGTCCACCTATAGCTGTAAAGACTGTTAAATTTGGTTTATCTCCTATATATATTCCTCTGTGTACTACGCCCCCAGATTTTAACATTCTTACTAGCTGCTCAAATGCTTGATCTAAAGTAGTCTGCGGGATACTATCGAGTTGCTCTTTTCCCCCAATTATAATTGCTCCCGCACATTTCCCCGTAGATAAATCTATTCCGCCAGAGAGTACATTATTTTTAATATTTTCTCTGACCGCTCTTGATACGCTTACGGGGTCGTCCCACTTATCCACGGGCGAAGCCCCGAAGACCATTAAGCCTGATTCAAGAATCGTGCCATAATCATTTTTATCAAATGAGGTGAATGTGCTGTCTTTCGCCGCGGTTAAATTAAATAAGTGGAATAGGCCAGCCAAACTAGAGTTTGCGTGGCGCCAAAAATTAGACACAACTAAATTCGGATATAGTTTTCCAATTTTTTCGTTATCCAAAATAATCAAAGGGGAGACTTTGCCTTGCTCGACCAATTCCCAAACTTTTGTTAAAGTTTTATAAGCGTTACTTGCTACCTTGGTTCCTTCTGATTTTTTCGGCAGCGCCAGAATCACTCCTATTTTTTTTGAGGATGATTCGATTGTCTTCGACAACTCTAAAGAGGCGTTAACTAATGGAACGACTGTTCCTGCTCCAGAGCCCCCGCCCGCCCCCGCACAAACAAAAATTTTGTCGAATGAGTCTCCGAAAGAGTACCTTAAAAAGTCAATCACATCCTCCCTGCTCTCTTCAAAATATTTTGCCGCTACGGCTAGATTTTTCCCCGCGCCGCCCTCACCGATACAAAGTTTATTATTTAGCTGAACCGTATTTAAATCTTGCTGAGCCGTATTAATTGCAGCTAGCCTTCTGTATCCTAATTTATGAAAAGACTCCGCAAGCCTTGACCCTCCTTGTCCCGCGCCGACAAACGCAAATTTAAAAGCACCGTCACAGGTATCTTTAATTTCGTTCTTCTTCTCTTTCTCTATTGGCGCGGGCATAAGCATATCCGGTATGGATATATCCACGTCCCCTTCGCCATAAAAAGATTTCACTTGCTCTTCGGACTCGTTTTCTTCCGAATGGTTTTCTAGTTCTTCATTCATTCTCTTTTATTTACACCTTGCTCGCGTATAAAATACTAGCTAAATACGAATCAATTTGATGCTCTACTTGAATTTCTTGGATCTTCTGTATATTTTCTGTATTTCCATCCGCTGGGTTTTCGCAATATTTTTCAATATTTTCTATCCAATTTTCAGGAGTTTCATTAGCAACAATTATATTCGAAATTTCACTAGCGATTTCCTTTTGTTTGTTGCTGAGTTTTCTTTTACCATGCTTCTTCCTTAGGAACGCTGACACTTCGTTTTCTAGCTTTTGAGCTAAAGTAATATTTTCTTTTATTTTTTCTACGCTGTAGAGCTCTGACGCGCCAATCGGTGTCGGTTTCTTAGTCGTCTGTCTTGGGCCGTTGGTTCCTCCGGGGCGGCCCTTTTGCTCTGTCGTTTTTTCTACGACGGGCACGGCGCCGGGCGGAACCCCCGGTGGTGGCGAATTCGGTTTTTCGCGTCCCATTTTTTCTTGGGATTTGATATTTTCTTTTTGAAGTTTTTCTTGCGTATTAGGCCCGCCCATCAAGGGTTCGTAATACCCCTTATCCCTGAGCTTCCTCATTTCTTCTTGAGATTCTAAGGCGTCTGCTGGGTCAGGGAACCTACCCGTCTCCATAGCTTGGAAAGTTTCCTCGGGGGAAAGGACGCCAAGCTCCAAAAGCCTTGTGTAGATTCTCTCTTTCAATATGTCGTCTTTGAGGCTAACTTCATCGAAGTGGGGGGTGGGATAATTTTTAAAGTTCATCTCCTTCGCAATTCTTCTGATCTCGGGCATCAAGAAATTATGAAGAAAAGCTTGGCGAGCCTGCTCCAGCCTAGCGATAAAGACTTTTATTTTTGCGCTCTGATTTGAGTAAGTCTCTTTCGTTCCGAAGAAAATATTATTTAACCCAATATTTATATCATTATTTACAACTTCGTATTTTTTCGCATCCATTAAATCTCCGATTTGAGGAATAACAAATTTAGCATCAGTAGTATAGTCTGAAATTAATACTCGACCGACGGATTGATTTTCGAACAGGACTTGCATGGCTTCTATATTTTTTTGATTAATACCGCCCTTATCTGGCTCCGCCCCCATAGTCACAAGAAGGACTGCCTGTTGCATCGTCCGCGCGATTGCCATATCCATTTTCTTAAGCTCTTGTTTAAAATTTATATCCTCTAGCACGGGGTAGCCCATGGGGACAGCGAATGGCTCGTAGTCTTGCTTTTTATAAAATACGATAAGGACCTTGTCGAAATCTAATGGCAAGTTTATTAATGCAGTTTTTTTATCTTTGATTGCTGACTGTATATCCGCTGGTAAATTTTCCAGAACCTCTCGGTCTTGTTCGGTCTGAGGATTCCTTAACCGCTGCAGCTCATAATCAGATAAAGACTTGTGGTAGACTCCTTGAGAGAACGAAAGAGATCCAGTCATTCCGATGTCCGCTGGATTAAGTACGCAATATCTAGACGGGATGTAAACAATTTCTTTATCGCTCAATCCCGAAGCTCGCTCTCCGAACACCTGACTAATTTTATTAGCGTCCTCCTGTCTCAGTTTAGCGTCGAATCTGTAAATGAATACGTTGCCTGATCGAAAATACTCCCGGAAGAATACATCTTGGAAAGACCATAAATTAATTTTATTAAATAAAGATTCAAAAAACTTCTTCGATTTTTTATTGCCCCCTCTAAAATATAATTTACTAATAGAGAACTCTGTCATTAAATCAATCATGTTTCTGAAAATAGCAAAATTATAATATGCTTTTTGACATAGGACCACAGCATCTTTTACATTTATTGAGCTACCTTTTTTCCCATAAGCGGGATTAGAGTTCTTAAATGGAACCATTCCATCTTCGATATTTTTGTATTTATCTGTTCTTTGTATGGTAGACGAAAGGTTTCTTCTTGAAGATGCCTCTGTCATGAGGGGGGTAACTTCCTTTGCGGGCTTTTTTTGAGGTGCGCTTTTCTTTGCGACCGTTTTCTTGGGTGAAGATTGGGCTTTTTTCATTTGATTATGGGGTATATTCAGTCTATATTACACTATAGCGCGTCATCTATCAAAAATAAAGCTAAATAAATTAAAGATAAAGCTAAATCGCTGCTATAATTAAATAAAGTGAATTATTTCCACATAAACAACGGATCTTTCGTGCGAAGTTCGGGGGCTGCCTTAAAAATTGAGAACGAAGGAGCGGGGGAAGGATATGTTCTTAGGAAAATCGATGATAAATCAGTAAAATCTGCACATTTTGCATTTAAATATGAGCCCCAGTATGCCGAGGGCGTAAAATTTGTATTTGGCTCGAGTGAGATAAGAGAAAGGCTTGTGGAGGTTCCCCTCCCCCTCACGAAAAAAGATTCTTTACAATTTAAGATAGACCTCGAAAACAAATCAATTACCGGCGATATAGAACAAGATATAGATGCAAATATAAGGACCGTTAAATGGTTTGGTTTTATATTAAATAATTCTGTTATTGAAATATCCATCCCTGAAATTGAAATCGAAGAGGCGGAGGAAGATTCTTCAGAAGCCGAAGCTAAAATAGATTCTCCCTTGGTTTGCTTGCTAGCGAAAGACTCCGAAGGCGACATAGAAGAGCAGCTTAAAGAAATTG